CAACCGGAACACAGATATCCGTATGCGCCGATGAACCGACAACCGTGGCGGAAGCGAATACCACCTACATGCTGGCGGCGACTGCCATGACGGCCGGCGACGGCAGTGGGGATTACACCGTTGCAGAAGGTGATGTTTCCGGGCGCAAAGTGGCAATTGCACAGCAAACCGACATCGAAATTACAAACACCGGAACTGCCCAGCATGTCGCAATTTATACCGGCAGTGTGCTACTTTTTGTCACCACGTGCACGGCACAGGGGCTGACTGCTGCTGGAACCGTGACGATTCCCACGTTCGACATTGAAATTGAAGATCCGGAAGCGCCTTAACCTCTAAACTTTTACGGAGGTTAAAATGGCTGATTTTACCGAAACGGAAATCGAGATCGGTTATTATACCGATAACTGGGGACCGTATGCATTCAAATTTCCGATTGCGACCAGCGAAACTGCCAACGATGGCGTAATACCTTACGGGGACACCATCGCATCGGTCAGCATCAAGGCTTATATCGGAAATGTTAATCGTAAAAGCACACTTGGGGACGAAACATTAATTCCCGCAGGTGAGCTGATCGATAGCGACTTCGTACCGTCAATAACCGACGGCAATGTGGTTAAATGCAAATTTGTGTGGAACTCTGCGCATAAAGAGAATAAAGCCACGCTCATATTTGAATGCACCATGACTTCCGGCGGCAAGCGTTCGTTTTATTTTCAATACGTAAAAATACGCTAATAAGGAAAAAGTAAATGGCGGATATCGTTGTTGAAGACGGCACCGGACTTGCAACTGCCAACTCATATTGTTCTGAAGACGAAGCCAGCGATTACCATGAAAACCATTTATATAAAACTGACTGGACGGGTGCCAATGGAACACAGCGCGAAAATGCGCTAATCATGGCATCACGTTTACTCGACGAGATGGTTAAATGGGATGGATCGATCGTTTATACAACCAGCGGTCTGCGATGGCCACGGCATAATATATGGCATGAAGATGGATACATGATTTCGTCCACCTCTATACCATCATTCTTAAAAAATGCTACTGCGGAATTTGCTCGTAAACTTTTGGTTGAAGATCGTACTGATGAAACCAACCGAGATTTGCGCGGGTTTAAAAAGATTGCAATCGGTGACCTTAAAATAGAAGTCGATGCATGGACTGCAAAACCGGTAATGCCACCATCCGTATGGTCGATCATCCGTGATTATGCCATCAGAATTGGCGGTAGGGACTCCAGAACTCTTGTGAGGATGTAATGTAATGGCTGGATTGCAGGAAGCGTTTCGTAGTGCCGCTGCTGCGGCTTTTTCTGCTGCAGGCGACATCAAGGAAAGTGCCACGTTCAGAAGCAAAACAAATATGAATCCGGTTTATGACCCGGTAACAGATACTGAAACACAGTCATATACGGATTATTCAACCTCAATGGTTCCTTCGGGTTATGACAGCCGGGAAATAGACGGTATTAATATTTTAGACACCGATGAACGTGTAAAAATACTGGTCGAAGAACTGACGCCTATACCCAAAAGAAACGACCAGATTATTCGTTCTTCGATTAAATGGGAAATTATAAATATTCATAAAGATCCGGCCAATGCGGTCTGGACATTACAGATAAGAAAACCATGAGTCTAAAAAGCGACATCGAAAAATTTAAAAATGGTATCAAAAGAGACTTGATTCAACAGAAACGACTGGCAGCCAGGATGACGCTTAGAAAACTTTTAAACCGTTCGCCAGCCAGAAGCGGCAGTTATATGAAATCTCATAATGTAGGTATTTCAAAAACTGAAACTGGCCGGGGCATTGGTAAAAGCCATGCAAAAGTACATATAGGTAAGCCTTTCTTGCCTGAAATGAACAACGCTGAACGCCTGTCTCTGGCAGCCCAGCTTTATGCTCAGAAAAATGGTTATATCAGTGCGGCAAGATTAAATGATTCTATCACTATTTATAATGTTATCCCATATGCGAACCAGGTCGAATATTTAGGCTGGGTAAAAACGCCGGCTCATCATGTCTACGGTCTCACGGTAGCGGAAATGCAGATCATCATGCCCCTGCTTCCTAAAATGGTTTCAGGAGATATTAATATTTAATGTCATTTAAAAATGAAGAAAGAGACATCCAATCGCGTTTTCAAACTAACTGGGGAGTAACCACCCCGGTTAAATATGACAACCGTGATTTTAACCCGACACCAGAAGAAAGCCATGTGGTGTTTGAAATTCACAATGGCGATCAGATTCCGATATCAACCGGCGGGGTAGGCGATACGCTGCACCGGGGTATCGGTATAATTTCAATCAATATTCATACAGCTCTTGGCATTGGTTCACAGACAGGCAAAGACCTGGCTGATACGGCGGCGGCCATATTCAGGGCGCAAACTTTTTCTGGTATTACATGCCGGGGTGCAGACGTTAAACGCCTCGGTGAGTCAAGTGGCTGGTTTGTTTACAATGTAAGCATACCTTTTTTTAGAGACGAATCTTTTTAACAGTTATGGAGGCTTGCTATGGGTGATGCCAATAGATCTCAACTTGCGTACATAGCCGAAGCGGCGTGGGGCACCACACCGGGTACGGCGACTTTACAGAAGCTGCGGTTCGTAGATGAATCGCTTGCATTTAACATCGACAACATTCAATCAAACGAAATCCGGGCCGACCGTCAGACCTCTGATCTTATCCAGACCGGAGCGGAATGTTCGGGTGGATTTAGTTTCGAACTTTCCTACGGCGCATTCGATGATTTTTTTGTCGGGTCGTTGTGGGCCGTAGACTGGGATGAATGCTCCGGCACTTCGACTCCTACAATCACTTCCGGTGCAACCGGCTCTAACATTGAGTTCACGCTCGATGCGACGGCTAATACCATCACATTCGGTTCTTCCGTCACGCACGATGTTGTGGCTGGCTCATGGGTTGAACTCACCGGCTCGGCGGCTGACGATGGGTATCATTTTGTAACCCTGGTGGCAACCAACACGCTAACCGTGGGTGCAACTCCCGGAATCAGTACCGGTGAAATACTCGATGAAACCGACTTGGCCACCATCAAAGGCTCGCGGTTAAGAAATGGAGTCGAAGAAAACAACTACTCCATCGAACGCTTTCATGACGATAAAACCCAGTATTTCGGTTTTCTCGGCATGACGCCCAATACGTTAACCGTCAATGCGGCAGCCAACTCGATTTTGACCGGTTCTTTCGATTTTATCGGCAAAAGTGGGAGCAGAGCGGGAAGTTCGATTGGAGCGACCTATACTGCAGCCGCCATCGAAGACGTTATGAATGCGGTTTCAAATGTCGGTAACATTCTGGAAGGTTCCACTGATGGTACACCCGTTTTTGCCGCTATGACCGGTGTATTTGTCCAGGAACTTTCATTTACCCTGAATAACAACGTTAGGGGACAGAACGCGATCGGCACACTGGGTAATGCGGATCTTGGGGTCGGCAATGCAGAACTCACCGGCACGCTCAATACGTATTTTGAAAATGGCGATCTGTACGATAAATACCTGGCCGGGACTGAATCTGCACTCACGTTTAAAGTGCAAGACTCGGATGGAAATGCTTACATCTTTACATTCCCCAGAGTCAAATTTCAGAGTGATACGGTCAATGTCGGCGGATTGAATTCAGACGTAATGGAAAATTTAACCTGGCAGGCCATTCGTCATGCAACATATGGCTACACGATAAATATCGATAAATTTGACGCCTAAGACGTGGGCTGGGTGGTGCATCTATATCATCGCCGCCCCGTCTTTGGTATCAGATCGTACTGCCTGGCCCACTTGTTTGCGGGGCTTAACCTTTAACTAACGGGGATTTTTATCATGGCAAAGGCAAAGAAAAAAAGTTCGTTCGATGAATTGTTTTCAAGCGATCCTATTAAGGCGACAGATGGGGTTCCTATCCCCATCGGTTATAACTCAAAGGATGAGGAAATAATTTTCTGGATCGCTGAGGTTAACAACAAAAAGCATGTAGCCGCCCAGCGTAAATATTTAAAGATGCTTGAGACTACCCGCAGGAACACTAAACGCAATACTGCGGTGTTAGCCAAAGTACTGGCCGAAGGGATTCTTGTTAAATGGAAAGGGATCCTGGATGAAAATGGCGAACCCATCGAGTCCACCAACGATAATAAGGCCAAGTATCTCGCAAAGTATGACAAATTGTTTCAGGCCGTAATGGAACAATCCATGAACACCGATAACTACATGCTCGACGATGACGAAGATGACGGTGAAGTTACCTACAGCCAGGAAGCCCAAAAGGACACGGAAAAAAACTGACTGAAGTTCTGCAGTGGGATTTAATATTCGGTAGCAAGTACAAATGGTTTTTGCAACTCACTGCAGACGGGCACTACATACCCGAACTTGAAAAAAAGCCGAGCCTTTATCCTGATTTGTATCTGGATTATAAAGCTTTCAGGGTACTAAGTACAACGCGTAAGATGGGAATGACAGCAGGAGCTAT